TACTATTCGAGAAGACTAATATGAAATGTTTAGTAACTGGTGCTAGTGGCTTGCTAGGGCACGAAATTTGTAAGCAATTAAAAAATTCAAATCATGAAGTATGGGCCATTGACAATGGTTTTAGAAGTAACGCGAAACCGTCGTGTGACGTTTTTATTGAAAAGGATTTAATTGATTGTTTAGATACTCTACCAATTGATTTTGATGTAATCTATCACATGGCGGCTATCAACGGCACTGATTATTTTTATTCAATACCATTAACTGTTTTAACAAACAATTTGAATTGTGATTTAAAACTGTTTAATTGGGCGGAAAAATGTACCAAACTGAAAAATTTAATTTATGCCAGCAGCAGCGAAGTAGTTGCTGGATCTACGGAAAATGGTATATTAGAAAAAACCACAGTCACTATTGATAACATACATAACGCAAGATGGAGTTATAGACTGCCCAAAATAGTTGCTGAAAATTATCTAAGCAATAGCAATTTACCTTGGACAATTATTAGATATTATAATGTGTATGGGCCTTTAAGTAAGTCTGGCCATTTTGTTGCTGATCAAATTTACAATCAGCGAAAAGGAGTTTTTGAAGTAATTGGGCCACAAGAAACTAGAACTTTTTGTTTTGTAACTGATGCGATATACGCCACAATTAATTTGGTTGGCAAAGCAAACTTACAGGTTGTAAATGTCGGAAGTGATCAAGAAATTCTCATACTCGATGCTGCAAAGATTATCAGTCGAAGTTTAAACATTGTTGATCCAGATTGGGTTCTTTTACCTAGCCGATCGGGCAGTAGTTTAAAAAGATCGCCGGATATTTCTTTATTAAAAACTTTATTACCGACTTACACATGTAGATCATTTGCTCAAGGTATTCGGAAAACAATTCAAAGTTTATGAATACTAATATTGAAAAAATTTTACAAAATTACTTTGATTTTGATGTCATTTTTAATTTATTAGACTATGACTATCGAATGCTAGATCTCTACAACGAAATCAAACTACTGAAAAAAATTTCTTATAATTCAAATTACCGTTTTATTTTTTTACATTACGACACAGAATATTATATTACAAATGATGAACCTGGTTTAACTTTAAGAAACTTACAAAGATTATTAGTTTCGCTAGATATACCAAACTATTTTTGTTTGATACTTACACAACAAAATTTAGATAATCAACTAGAAACATTGCGTATGCAAGAAACCAATGATAGCTGTAGAATTTCACATATTGCAAATGGTTTGCAACCGTTGATTCATTTCAATATAAATGATGTAAAAAATAACGTAGAATTGATTTCACGAAAATTTATTTGCTTAAATGGTGTCAAACGATTTCATAGAGCAATGTTGTATTCAATGTTAGTGAGCAAAAACTTACTAAACGAAGGTATCATCAGTTATGGAGCATTTGGTGACCCGAAACCAAAAAAAGCAACCTTGAGATCAAAATCTTCAAATGGTGCTTGTCCTCCATCTTTAAGATTTTTATATGCTACTGACTCTAGTAGAATTAATGATATATGGGTAGTGAAAGACCCTGAAGTGTTAGAAAGTTTAAAAAATATAAATTGTGTAGATGAATTTAAAAATTTTCATGACACGTATGGCAGATATCGAGATCTAGCAGTAAAATTATCTCAACAGGCATTTTTATATGTAATTACTGAAAGTACATTTCATTACCCCACTTATGTAATGGGAGAAAAAACATTTAAACCAATTATTGCCAAAAGACCATTTGTGTTAATGTCAAGTTACGGCAGTTTGCAAATACTGAAAGATTTTGGATTCAAAACTTTTGATAAATGGTGGGACGAAAGTTACGATACTATAAAAGATCCTACACAAAGATGTAAAAAAATTATATCAATAATTGAATATATATCAAATCAATCTATTACTGACCTACAACACATGTATGCTGATATGCAAGAAATAATAGATTTTAATTTTAATTATTATAAAAACGAGTTTTGTAATAACGAAATTAATAAATTGAAAAAAGCGTGTTTCAGTAATTTAATGAACAGACAAAAATAAGCATGTGTAAAGATAAAACAAAAGTGTTGTTTTTTGCAAACTACAATTGCCAATATTCACAACAAGCACTTGAACATCTCAAACATCTTGGATTTGATGTTCAAATTGTTATATCAAAAAATAGAGGCGAAAGTTTGCCAACAGATATAGATAAGTGGAGTGGCGAATATATTCTTTGTTTTAGAAGCTATTTTATTATACCAAAATCTCTATTAGACCGAGCATCAATTGCGGCCATAAACTTTCATCCAGCACCCACCAAATATCCTGGTAGTGGAAGTTTAACCTGGGCTTTATACGAAAACGCTCACACTTATGGTGTAACAGCACACTTAATGAATGAAAATATCGATAATGGTGCGATACTGGAATGTCGAAGATTTCCGATACTATTGCAAGATAATGTTTTGACGTTGATGGAAAGATCACACTCAAAAACATTTGATTTGTTTGTTGATATAACTATTGGTTTAGCACTTGAAGGCAAATCTTTTTTAGAAAAAAAACTACATGCTTCGAGCGAGGAAAAATGGTCCGGTCAAGCAAGGAAAATGTTTGAGATTGATCGCTTGCAGATTGTTGATCCAAATTGTAGCAAAGAAGAATTGGAACAGTTGATTAGAGCAACATACACTCCCAATTTTCCACTCGAAATACATTTACACGGTTACAGATTCGTCCTAAAAATCTAAACACCATTGATAAAACAATTATTGAAAACATTTGTGATTTACATGCAAATATGCTAAAGTTATAACGTATGCTACAAATAAAAAATTTAACAGTTAAAAATTTTATGAGCGTAGGCAATGCCACGCAAGCGGTGAACTTTGATCGAAAAGATCTAACACTTGTTCTTGGAGAAAATTTAGATCTTGGGGGTGATGGATCTCGCAATGGTACAGGCAAAACTACCATTATCAATGCACTAAGTTATGGACTGTATGGTAGTGCTCTTACCAATATTCGTAAAGACAATCTTATCAACAAAACAAATGGTAAGAACATGTTGGTTACCATTGAGTTTCAAAAAGATGGTATAGACTATAGGATTGAACGCGGTCGTAAGCCCAACACCATGGCATTTTATGTAGGTGGCCAAGAACAACAGATCACGGACGAAAGTCAAGGTGATTCGAGAGAAACCCAAGCAGAAATTGAACGCATGCTGGGCATGAGTCACGATATGTTCAAACACATTGTGGCGCTAAACACTTACACGGAACCTTTCTTGGCTTTAAAGGCCAATGATCAACGAACTATAATTGAACAGTTACTTGGCATTACCATGCTAAGTGAAAAAGCAGATGTACTTAAAGAACAACTTAAAGCAACACGAGACGCCATTACTCAAGAAGAATATCGTATAAAAGCAGTCACAGATGCCAATGCACGTATTCAAGAACAAATTGAAGCCACACGTCGTAGGCAAACATTATGGACCACTAAACAAGCTAACGAAATTGTAGAACTCAAAAAGGCTTTAGAGGTTGTAGGAGATTTGGACATTGATCAAGAACTTGCTAATCACGATTTACTGGACGAGTATAATACCAAGACAAACAAACATAAAGAAATATCTCGCTGGAAAATTGCTTGCGAAACTGAGCAAGTTAAACTATTGAAACAGTTGGATAAGTTAAAATTAGAAATTGAAAAATTAGAAAAGCATGAGTGTTATGCTTGCGGTCAGGCAATACACGACGACAAGCATGAACAAGTGTTACAGGAAAAACGCAGTACGCTGAAAGAAACTAGTTTGCAATATCTTGCCAACGACGAACAATTACAAACTCACATCGAGGCTCTAGTTTCAATTGGTAATCCGGATAGACCGCCGCAAGTGTTTTACGGCAACAAAGAGGATGCTATCAATCATAGAAACACTGTAGCTAATTTGCTCCAACAATTAGAATCTAAGAGTTCAGAATTGGATCCATATGCCGATCAGATTCGTGAAATGGAAACACAAGCACTTGAAACAATAAATTATGATTTAATAAACGAACTTGCTAATGTTCGCGAGCATCAAGAGTTTTTGCTTAAACTTTTAACAAATAAAGATAGCTTTATACGTAAGCGTATTATTGATCAAAACTTAAGTTATCTAAACGCAAGATTGAGCCAATATTTAGATCGTATTGGGCTTCCACATACAGTTAAGTTTTTGAATGATTTGACTGTGAGTATTGAGGAACTGGGTCGAGAACTTGATTTTGACAATTTAAGTAGAGGTGAGCGTAACAGATTAATTCTAAGTTTGAGTTGGGCATTTAGAGATGTTTGGGAAAGTTTATATCAACCTATTAATTTGTTATTCATTGACGAAGTTATTGACACTGGGATGGACAGTTCAGGTGTGGAAAACAGTTTGGCTATTCTAAAGAAAATGAGTAGAGAAGGAAATCGCAGTGTATGGCTAGTATCTCATAAAGATGAATTGGCTGGTCGTGTAAATAATGTCCTAACTGTAATTAAAGAAAATGGATTTACCAGCTATAATACAGATGTTGAAATATTATAATTCATAGTATGAGCATAGTAATTGCTGCTGTACCCTATGTTGATACCACAGAGATGTTAATGGCACCCGGATATCTCAAGGCCATTGCCGCTCAACACGGGTTCGATAGTGTTGCAATAGATCTAAACATTGAAGTTTTAAACTTAATTGAACACAATCCTAATAAAGATATAATCTTAAATTTTTTTCTAACCCAAGAAATTCATAATGACATCGTTGATGATTTAACTAGTATTGTCAATTACTGTGCTAATCGAATACAATTCTATAAACCTAAAATTATTGCTCTAAGTCTTTTAACATTCCTTGGTCAAATAGCTACCAGATGGATATGTGCTAAACTTAGACAAATCTGTCCTGATGCCAAAATTGTAATTGGTGGGCCAGGAATAAAAAATTTCGCTGCTGATTCCAATTATGATTTTTATAATTCTATCAAACAGTTGCAATTGGTTGATGATATCATACACGGCGATGGAGAATTGAGCTTTCCTGAGTATTTGAAAGGCAATCGTGACTATCCCGGAATAAACAACTTATCGTGGAATCGAGTTGATCTGAGTCAAATTCCTATTCCAGATTATTCAGATTATGATTTTTCATTATATAAAAATCCAGACATTCCTATTATTGATAGTAAAGGATGTGTAAAAAACTGCGAATTCTGCGATATAATTGAATTCTGGGACAAATATCAATACAGAACTGCTGACTCTATCTTTTCTGAAATGTTGTATCAAATTGAAAAATACAAGATATACAATTTTCAATTTAGAAGCAGTTTGGTTAATGGCAACATGAAAGAATTTAAAAAATTAATTGCACTGATTAGTGAATATAATGATAAAAATGATATTCCAATAACTTGGGGTGGATATTTTATTATCCGCAGTATGAACAATCATAATTTAGAGTTTATGGAATTATTAGGCAAAAGTAAAGGATGTATTTGGGTAGGCATAGAAAGTGTGATTGCCGAAGTAAGAAAAAATATGGGTAAGCCATATAGTAATGATGATTTGGATTATCATTTAGAATGTAGTCAAAAGTATGGATATACCATTGCTTTGCTTTTAATTGTAGCTTATCCTCATGAAACGTTAGAAGATTATGAATATACCAAACAATGGTTTAGAGATCGTACAAAATTTATAAAAAATATCAAATATGTAAATCTCAGCATCGCTAGCATACTTCCAGGTACTGAATTGGCTAGAAAATCAATGCAATATAATATCAAACAAGGACCTTATCCTAGTGTTTGGATAAATCAAAATCTTAAAATATCAACCAAGCAAAGATTAGATTATTTTCAAGAATTACATAGTTTAGTTAAGAATTTAGGTTATCCTGTTTTGGACAATCAAGAATCTGCTTCATTAGTGATGCATACCGATGAATACTAGATTAGACTGCGAATTTATCTTTGGTCATTGTAATGGCACAATGAACATGCAAGTATTTTCTGACAACGTGTTGTTACAGGAATATTCTAATGTACTAGACAATCAATTGATACTTACTACTTTCATTGACTTGCCAACACAATTGAAATTCAAAATATCTGGAAAAGATCCTAATCATGACACTCGGTTAGATTCCGAGGGACAAATTATTGCGGACAAATATATTATACTTAAAAGTTTAAAAATTGGTTTTATTGAAGTTAATCAAAATTTACTTTTTTCAATTTGTAGTAATAAAAATACTTTTTGGGGAAAAAATGAGCTTGTAACGATTGATGTTTTAGATGTAGATTTTATAAGATGGCATTTGAAACAACAAAATAAATTTAAAATACATAATTGAGATAATTATAGCTGTATGTCATGGCTATTCGAATCCACTATTGTGGAATCACTTCCTGAGGATTGTGTAGGATTTGTGTATTTGATAACAAATACTGTATCTGGGCGCAAATACATAGGAAAAAAACTAGCCAAATTTTCAAAAACTACAGTAAAAACAGTAAAACTTAAAAACGGCAACAAACGGAAAAAAAAGATCAGAAGCAAAATAGACAGCGATTGGCAAGAGTATTATGGCTCAAACGACGAACTCAAAAAAGACATACACACACTAGGCCCAGAAAATTTTACTAGACAAATACTTTATTACTGTAAATCAAAAGCAGAATGTTCATATATTGAAGCAAGAGAACAATTCCGACACCAAGTCTTAGAATCAGATGATTATTATAACGGACACATACAAGTCCGTGTCCATGGCTCTCACATCAAAAACAAATTAAGCAGTTAAGCTGGCACAGGCTAATATCGTGTGCTCTACACCTGGTTGAAATATACACAGGGACGGAAGACTCGCCGCTGCAACGAGCACTCAACTACTACCCGCAAGGATGAAGATCGCAAATGCCGCGATTTAGTTGTTTGAACAGGATTAACATGGCTAAAAAGACGCATGAGCGATCATGCACGTTTGTACGTATGCTAGCGTATATTGTACAAACCGCCGTTGTATAAAGACGGAGCTCGAGGTACCGGACAACCGCCTCTGTAATGCTCTAACGCTAGTGACTATGCTACTCAGATGAAGTCATTTTTTTTGCCCGTCCTGGGCAAAGAGTGACCAATTAATCTAGATGAAATCTAAAAACAGATTGATGAGCGCAAGCGAAATCAATAGACTAACGAAGTTAGTCTTAGAAGAAAGGCATTCCGCTTTTTTTAGCGGTTTCTAAATTGTCTTTAATAATATCTGAAATGATTTGTCGTTCTTGTTCGCTAAAAAGTATAGCATCTGAATAAGTTATACCTCCTCGCATGTACCAACAAAATCTTAAAATTTCGTCTTTTATGGCTCTAGACTGACGCTCGTAGTCATCTACTAATTTTAAAATAGCGTCTTCATTTAGCGTCAAGAGCCTGCGGCGAAAAAATTTGCATAATCAAAAATCAAAGGAACTGAATAAGGTTGAGCACAACTTTGGCATTCTGTGTCCAATGGCGGAATACTTCCTTCTTTGCCTATTTCTTCTAGTCTTATTCTGACCGCCTTACAGACTTCGGCGTCGCAATTTTGATAAAATTCATAGATATGGTTGGCATCATTTACAATTGTGTTTGACTCAACTATTTCGATATATTCTGTGCTATCCGACAATGTTTTTGTTTGTAATTCTATTAACCTTGTCATGTGTTTTTTGTACTCTTCTAGTCTGACTTCTTCTGTTAGAGCTTCATCGCTCAGAGTACTTAAAACTCTTTGTTCTTGATAACTTATTTTGTTAGTGGCATTTACTGAAAAATATTTTTGTGGCTGTAACTTGATTCTTAAATTTTGAACAGAAATCTTCTTGGTATAGTCCGGGGTGACCACTTTGGCCAACAAAGCACCCAAGTCAGCTTCAAATCTGTTTTCCTCTGAGCAATGTGGGCATTTACTATCAAAGTCCATTTTATTACCGTAACTGGCGATTCTAATCGCTATCAAGGTAGCATCAACATCAATACTGGGCATTTGCCAGGCATCAGTAATGTTTGGGCAACAACTATGGATAACATCAACTACACCCTGCCCATTTAACAATGCATCAGGAGTTTTGAAATTGCTGGTTGTCTAAAGTGTGCCATTAAGGGATTGATTGGTTTTGCATCCATATTTTGATTCCTATAAATAATTGATAATACCAGTATTTATAGGCTAAAAACATGGCAGATATAAACGACGTAGCAAGAGAATTTTCTGATCAACTATTAAGACTGTCGGGAAGTATGGACATGTCTAGAACTTCGGTGACTAGAGTTGGTAATGGGTTAGCCAGATTAACACAAGAAATAGATAAAGGAAAAACTTCCTTTAGAGATGCCGTTTATGAGTTACGCAGATTAGAACGTCAAATTGAAAATCTAGATGACACTGTGGCAGACAGCGCAGTGCGTAGCAGACTACTAGCTCAACAACAAAAAATAGCAGCAGATTTAGTAGGTCAAGGACTAGGACAGTTGGCTTCAGATCTAGGTAAAGTTGCACTAGGTGGAGCGTTTGAATATTTTAAAAGTCAATTACTAACATCAGCCAAATCGTTACAGGATAATGTTGGTGGATTGCAAATGGCATTCAACCTGCAGAATCAAGCTCTTACTAGTGGAACTAAGATTTTACAAGAGTTTGGTGGTGTAGCAGCGGCAGGTGCAACAGCATTAGCCTTGATACCTGGCGGGCAAGCTTTATCAGTGGCATTTGGAGCCGCAGCTATTGGAGCTAAAGGATTAGGTGAATTTTTTAATACCGCCAAAGAAGGATTAGGCATTTTACAAGTAGAACTTACCAAAACTGACGCGGCCTTTCAACAGATCACTAAAACTGGCGCATTGTTTATTGATGGTCTGACTGATGTAAGGCGACAAGCAGGTCTTGCAGGATTAGATTTAAAAGACTTTGCACAAATAGTTTCTAACAACGCAGAATCTTTAACTAGACTGGGTGGTACTGTTAGTAAAGGTGTAGAAAGATTTACTGCGGTTAGCGGTCAAATGACAAATTTTAGAAAGCAATTATTAAATTTAGGTTATACTATAGAAGATCAAAATGAATTTACTATAGAATATATGGATATGCTAAAAAGAACTGGCAATCTGAGAGCCGGTGAAGAAGAGAAAGTCGCACAAGGCGCTAGAGAGTATTTGATCAATTTAAAAGCCATAAGTTCGCTAACTGGCGAAGATGTTAAAAAAGCCCAGGCTAGAATTAAGGAAGCTTCTAATCAAGCGGCAGTGCAGGCAAAATTAGCCGCAGGTGGTGAAGAGATGCGGAAAAAATTCCAAGACCTTGTGGGAAGATTTCCTGGTTTTGAAAAAGAAATAGAACAACTTTTTTTATTTGGAAACGTACTTGATCCTGTTCGTGCTACTATACTAGCAAATAATACTGCATTGGATCAAGTGCTTAGACAGCAAGTAGGAAATATAGACAATAACAACATAAGTGCCCGTGACGCACAAATTGAGGGAGAACGATTATCTAAAGCTCGTGCTGCTGAAATTCTTAGAGATACTAGAGAACAGCAAAAAATATTTGGTACTGTAGCGTCTGCAACTGGAAAGTTAGGCGAACAAGCTCAACTAGCTAATAGAAATGCTGATTTAGCTATTAGATTACAAGAACAACAACGTCAAGGTACTCAAACCGCAAGAGAAGCAGCAGAAAACGCTGCCGCAACTGGCGACGAACTTACAAATTCTGTCAATGCGTCAAAAGTTGCTTTTAGAGATATGGCAAAAGTTTTAAATGATGATATTACTCCATTATTAAAAAAATATGCCACTGAAGGTTTTCCAAAATTGTTTGGTACTATTAAATCACTTAGTGATCAAGTTACATCAGGCGGTGAACTAATCAGAAAGGCACTTAAAGCTACTACTGATATAATGGAAATTTTAACTCCCGGAGAATTATCAAGATCAAGAGCCCGACCACCAGGTGCCCCAACTCCTGCTCAAGAAAGATCCAGGGAAAGAGATCGACGAATAGATCAAGAATCTCCTGGCTTAGGCACACAAGGCAACGAATATAGACAGAGTTTAACTCGTGATCGTACCACCAGACCGGATACGCAACTTGCTAGATCAAGTACTGAACCAGTTAGTATGGCTCTACTAGATTTAGGCGATGTAGCAAACAAGAAACTTACTGATAGTTTTGTACAAGCAATGGCATCTTATCAACAACAAAGAGCTACACTCAATAACAACCAAGAAAACACAGCCGACCTCGCCACTTCTGTGGCATCCGTTTTACAAGATGCATTTACTGGTCAGAATGGATTAAACAATGCACTAGCCGGACTAAAAGGTGTAATTGAAATGGACAGCAAACAACAAACCGCTGTGTTACAAAAACAAATAGATAAACTTGATGATTTACTTTTAGCTATGCAAGACAATGTTGATTACTCAAAAAGAATAGCAGACGGCATAGCTTAAACACGGTAAATATAGTATTCATTGAGATAACATATGACTTGGCGCAAGTATTTTAAAAGCAGTAATTTACCTAGTAATATCAGTCCCATTGGCAGCGGTCGTATGCCAGATCCTGGTTATAGAAACTATCAAAGTAATCTTCCAGATGTGTATATTGGCCATCCTAATCGCATTGAACGTTACAATCAATACGAACAAATGGACATGGATTC